TTAACCAGGTAGGGGGCTAGGGCCAGTCCAGGGGCGTCATAGTCTATACAACATTGCGTTTTTGTACTGGCCCATTTTTGAGTATTTAATAAGTTTATATAAGCTATACAGCGTGCCCGCGTACCGTCCTGCGCTTTGTAGGCCTGACGTGCTTCGAGAAGGAGTCAACTTCATAAGAGTTGACCGCTTGCTGTCGTAGTATATCCGCACCGTGAGAGAATTCGTTGTGCAACGGCGTTTTCTTCCACACTTGTAGCTTGTCATCCCACTCTTTCGAGTAATTATTGAGACAGTCAATGATATATTCGCACTTAGGGTCTATACGCATGTTCGGTATCATACGCCTTGTAGCCTCAATCCCAGCCTCTATACCAGTCTTAGCTAGTACTGTGACCCTAGCTCTTGACCCTATGGCCTTGAGGTAGTCTCGAAGTATGTCCTCACGTGACTTAGCTAGTCCACCAGAACTTTTAGACCCTAGTTCACGTACAGCCATATCGTGCGGGCAGTTATAGTTGACTATATTGTAACCGCGCCCTTCGACAACGTCAACGTAGTGCTCTAGTCCGTAGCCATTATTCCAGTATTCGTCAATTATACGGTGCTCACCACGCCAGTATTGAGTAAATGACACTACAAAGTAATCATCTACACCCAGGTCAAGGTACACTTCAACATCTAGGTTGCTGTCATATATGCCCGCTTCTACTTTACCCTTACGGACACATGTCTCGTTAAAGATACGTGAGTAGAATGACCCGTCACGCGCTGCAGTGAACGCCTCTTCAGGAGTAGCAGGGTACTCTTGGAAGATGTCACCACCGAGCTCACGACGCTGTGCTATCCAGAAGTTACGTTGGTCTTGACGCACCACGATACCTAGCTTAGCTTCCAGGGTGGTAAAGTAATCACTAGCTTCAGAGTCCTCAGCCTGCAAAACATCGAGCGTACAGTCAGGGTCATCGAGCCAGGATAAGAACACAGGGTAGAAGTCTTTGGGTGAGAGCTGCCCGCTATGTACCACAAGCATAGCTGCATCCCACATGAACTTGAATTCATTACGGCCTTCAGCTGTGGACTCAATGATACCTGTGTTACCCTTACCTAGAGCTTGCAGTGTACCGGTCTTGGTTTCTTTAGCTCGCTTTGGGTTAGCATTAGCTATTTTACCGAACTCAGATATGTGCAAGCGCTGTAGAGTAGTTGAGCGGAACGACGTCCGGATAAATATAGTACAGTTGTTAGAGAAAGCAAACTCTTTAGTATTATCTTTAGTTAAGCGGACATCTATGAAGCTCTTAATCTCCGGGTTTAGTTCGTCCCACAGAAACTTAGCACGTTCGAGGAGCGTTATAGCCTCATCAGCACCTTGCGCCATCAGACCCAGGTTTAGATACTGTCCGAAAACTGCGTCGTCAAAGTAACTAACAAGCCACAGCGTAGAGATACCCTGCTGCCTGGACTTAAGAATTATGACACGTGGATGCTGTCTTGTTTTAGCATACACTTTGTGTTGAGCATAATTCATACGGAACACTACTGGATTACCGTCCTTGTCAATAACTTTGTAGCAGTTATTAAGTCTCCACAGCTTTGAGTGTAGATAAACACGTTCAAAATCTTCTTTGCTCATGCCTGCAGGTGGTGGAGTATTAAAGAACACATAGTAGCCCTTAAGATCTGGGTACAAGTCATTAAACTGTTCTTCATTAATACGAAGCACTAAACACCTCCAGGCTTATCAGATAAAAACTCTGTGTACGTTGAGCCACCAGGGCTATTGTTTTGTATGTTAACGTTAACGCCTTGCTTATTAAAGAACGCGTTTTGCAACTCACACAATGACTTAGTTAGTTCTGTTAGTTCTGACACATGTTCAATGCTCATAGATAATGTACGTATGCGCGAGTTGAGATGTGTAGCAGTAAGTTGTAACTCACCAGACAAGCGGTCCAGGCCCTTAATACCAGAGCCTATGGCAGCCAGGTTTTCTTCTGCTTGCGGTTGTAACTCTGCGGGTAAGGAGCGTACAAGCTCATCAGACATTAGCGCTACAGCAGCTTCGTCCATGTTTAGCAGTTTGTTTAAGTTACCGTCAGCAATAGCAGTGTTTAGCTCACCACGGTACCGTAGCACACGCGAGTAAGGTATTTCTAACTCGGATGCAATTACTTTGGGTTCATCCCCTTCATGCAGTCGTACTATGCACTTAGCCTTGATTGCTTCTTCGCTCATTAGCTTCTTCCCATTGTTTTAATAAATTTAGTACTAAACCACTGAAGTTCATGTTTTTGCTGTCACACTTTTGTTTTATACGCTCGACAGCTTCGGTGTCTTGAGGGCGACTACCCTTAGTTGAAAAAGTAAAAATGGCCATGTTAGCTCCTTAAATTTTCTCTATTATATGCAGAAAGCTATGTACAAGTACACGTTTTTATGTTAAATTTATATAAGAAATGAGGAACAGAATCCCCTGGACCTCTTTAAAGCGAGAAAAGGTAACTACCGATGAGTACTCCTACCGTAGAAGAACAAGTAAATGCGGCCATTGCAGGGCGCACTGAAGTTGAAGGCAAAATGGTGTGGCAAGAAGACCTAGACCCACTAGTAAAATACGCAGCAAATGCTGAGGTACGTAGACGTGATACACAGTCTTCATACACTAAAACTCAAGAGCGCAACATTGCCCTAGAGTCTGAAAATGAGCAGTTAGCTAGCACCTGGGAAGCTGAAGTGTCAAAGAACTTGACAACTGAACAACAAAGCGAGCTAGAAGAGCTAAAACATACAGACCAGGAAGCTTGGCGTGAAAAAATTAATTCGTACGAAGCGGGCAATGCAACGCGCGTTAAAGAGAAGCGTACAGCGATTAAAGCAAAGGCGACGCAAGAAACAGAGCTTCAAAAACGAACTCGAGTTTTAGAAGAGCATAACTTAGCTAATCCTGAGTTTGCGTTAACTGACGATGTTATAGATAACGACATACCACCTCGTATTACTCGTAAGCTTGAACAAGGCAAAATGACGTTTGATGAGTTTATTCAGGCTTCACACGAGTACTTAAGTAAAGGCAAAGTAATACACGCAGGTGATCCTGCACCTAATGAGCCTGACTTAAGCGCACAAAGTGGTAGCAATGTTCCAGACTCAGGCGCGGTAGACGCTCAAATTAAAGAATCTTATAACAAAGAGATTTTCTAATGTCAAGACATGTGCCAATAGAAACGACAGGTACGGGCAAAGGTTCAAAGAAACGTAAGTCAGCAGATGACAAAGCGTATCGTGAGAACTACGAGCGTATCTTTCGTAAAGATAAGAATAAACATTAATAAATTTATTAAGTTTACTTTATCATACATTTGCGTTAGTATTAACGTTGCGGTCGGAAGCTTTTACCTCTGTATACAGAATAAAGTAAGTCTTCACGATAATATCCTGACGGACTCGTTATCAAATGGTACTGCATTAACCGAGGCACTTGCCTCATAACTGGAAGAAATAATTCTTCAACCAACTAAGGAGCTAATCATGGCAACTGGTGTAGTCCGTCTGGACTCTGACCTGAAGCGCAAAAAGTGGATGCGCGAAGGCTTGGTACAAAAAGCTAGTACTTCGTTTTGGACCCCATTAACGGGTAATTCGAAAGACTCTATTGTTTACCAAGAAAACAATGAAAATTCTGGCTCAGGCCATACTGTAGTATTCGACTTTGACGGCAACCTTTCAGGTAAAGCGCGTAAAGGTAAAGAAACTGCGTTTGGTACTGGCGAACAAAAGAAAAAGTTCTCTGATAAAATCACTGTTGAGCGTTACCGCTTAGTAGCTGATAACGGTGATACTTTTGATGGCGTTGATATTGGTGATTTAACTATCAACCAACATAGCGACTCTCGTTCAAAGTTAGGCGATTTATTCGTACGCTTTAAAGATCAGGCGTTATTTGATACTGCCCAGGGTAATATCGTTACTCAAGACAGTGGTATTCAACCAGCGTCTCACGTTATTGATGGCGGCA